CCTCTGAACCAGCCCACAGAGTTTGAGGGCGGTGTGCTAGAAGTCAATAATAATGGTGTGGTCTACGATGCTCCACAAGAGCCCGGGTCAATGATTCTGTTTCCCAGTTTCTGCTTGCACAGAGTCAATCCAGTCACAAGAGGCAATCGTTGGTCACTAGTTTCGTGGGTACACGGTCCTGATAGATTCAAATGATATAAATAAAGAGGTAACCTCTTAGCGGAAAACTATCATGGCATTACCCAATACAAGAGACGAACTGATTGACTACTGCTTGAGATCGCTGGGTAGTCCAGTTATTGAGATCAACGTGGATGACGATCAAGTAGAAGATCGTGTTGATGAAGCCCTCCAGTGGTTTCGTGAGTATCATCCCGATGGGTCTCGCCGCTTCTACATTTCGCATGAACTGTCAGCATCTGATATCTCCAATGGTTATATTGATGTAGGTAACACAGATGTTCTGACAGTTGTGCGTATGTTCCCTGTCAATACAGTTTCGCAGACTACAAACTTCTTTGACATTAAATATCAGATGATGCTGAATGACATCACTGATCTGAACAACTACGCTGGCGACATTGCATACTATGAGATGATGCAGCAACATCTTTCTCTGCTTGATATGAAACTTACAGGAATGCCAGAGATCACATTCTCTCGCCAAGAAAACCGTCTGTATTTCTACCTGTCCAGCGAGAAGCTTTCTGCAGGTGACTATATTGTAATTGAAGTCTATGGTATTCGCACACCAAGTTCTTCTGGTGAAGATTACAACTCTCTCTGGAATAATAAGTTTTTGAAAGAGTACACTACAGCATTGATCAAGCGTCAATGGGGTCAGAACCTAATTAAGTTCGAAGGTATGCAACTTCCCGGTGGTGTTACTTTTAGTGGAAGACAGATTTTAGAAGATGCTAATAACGATATCGAAAGAATTATGACAAAGTTCAGAGAAGAAGAAGATATCGGCCCAGTGATGTTCGTAGGATAAACAATGGCAACAAACCCTTACATTAGTAGAGGTGCTCGATCGGAGCAGAATCTATACGAAGATTTGGTTATAGAATCTCTTAAGTTCTATGGTCAAGATGTCTATTATCTTCCTCGTGAAATCGTCTCTCAAGATCAAATCTTTAAAGAAGAGATTGAATCTCGTTTTACTGACGCATATAAAATTGAAATGTATGTTGAAAATACTGAAGGTTTTGATGGGCAAGGTGATCTATTTACTAAGTTTGGTGTTGAAATTAGAGATCAAGCAACTTTTGTTGTTGCTCGTAGAAGATGGAAACACCTGATAGGAAATTATCTAGACTCTAAGAATTTTAGACCTAGAGAAGGTGATATTGTTTACCTTCCAATGTCTAATTCTATGTTTGAAATTATGAAAGTTGAGACAGAAACTCCTTTCTATCAACTTAATCAACTTCCAACTTTTAGACTTCGTTGTGAATTGTTTGAATATAATGATGAAAGATTTTACACTTCTATTGATGAAATCGATGAAGTTGTTGTTGAAGGTTCTTATAAGTTCAATCTTCAAATGGCAACTGCAGAAGAAGCAAGAGCAACTGCTACACTTACTACAGATGAAAATGGTAGAGTAGTTTCTTCTGAAATTACCTATGGTGGTCAAGGATACTTCTTCCAAATTCCAAATGTGTCTGTTTCTACTATTCCGATCGAAGTTGCAAGATTTGGTAATTCAAGTTTGAATCTTGGTTTGTTTCGCAGATACTCCCTTCCTTATAATAAAGAAGGTAGTGGCGCTCTAGAGTTTTTCTTTTATCCAACTTCGTTACCTGACTCAAATGAATACCATGGTCTTGTAACTACTGGTGGAGATTCGAATGCAAAGACTTTTATTTTCGGAGTAGATAATCAAGGCAATCTGGCTTACACAACTTTTGAAAATGATAGTACAGATGATCTTCTCTTTACAAGTGGTGAACAAATTGAGATTGGTCAATGGAATCATATTCTCATTGGTAATGATGGTGCTAGTAAGTACGCATACATTAATGGAGTTAGGGTCCTAAATGATTCTTCTCAAGATTCCGCAAACTTTATCAGCAGCGCTGCCGGACTTGGTCTGAACACGATTGGCTTGTTAGGAGGTGTTAATTTCGGTCTCGCTTCTGGATATATTGATGAATTCAGAGCAAGAGTAGGTACTAGTGCTGATCTGGTCTCGGATAGTTCTGGTATTACTGTTCCTAGCTCAGCGTTTGATTCTGATGCATCTACTGCTGTCTTAGAACACTTTACAGCAAGATCACCTTCTTTCCTTGCAAATATAGATTCTGCTACTGGTACTGTATCTTCTCTTACAATTTTGGATTCTGGGGATCTCTATCCAAGTCCGGGAATTGTTACAATCGCTTCACCTTATGAACAGAGAAACTATGAAATTGGTGAAACAGTAATTCAACAAAATGAAGAATACACAATACAAGGCAGAGTTGCTGAATGGAGTGATTCTGATTACATCTTGAAACTTTACAACGTTGGTGCTACTGATGGGCAGTATCACACATTTACTACCACAACGTCTGTTGTTGGTCAGACAACATTCGCTTCATTAGCACCGAAATCAGTTACAGAAGAACAAGATATTCAACAACAAGCTCAAAACACTATTTTTGATAATTTTGAAGCTGACTTCTTAGACTTCTCAGAAGCAAATCCGTTTGGAGATATGCAATAATGTTTGGAACTTGGTTTTACCATAAAAGAGTTCGAACGGCAGTCTCTGTATTTGGCTCTTTGTTTAATAATCTTTATGTTCTTCGTGAAAATAGTTCTGGAGAAATTATTTCTCAAGTAAGAGTGCCTTTGTCTTATGCCCCAAAGAGAAATTTCATTGAAAGACTATCAGAGATGATCAACGGCGAAGAAGCAGAAAGAAAAGTTGCAATAAAACTGCCTCGTATGTCATTCGAAATTACCTCTCTACAATATGACCCTAATAGACAGTTACCCAAAGTTAATAATTTTGTCAAGTCTATCAGCGGCAGTACTACTTCGAAGAGAAAATTTTATACTGCTGTACCTTATGATATTAACTTTCAATTGAACATATATGCGAAGGGTCAAGATGATGCTTTGCAAATTGTAGAGCAAATTCTTCCTTACTTCAATCCACAGTATTCTGTTACAATTAAGCCTTTTTCTGATTACACAGACATTTTAGAAGATGTTCCTATTGTTTTGAATGGTGTTAGTTTTCAAGACAATTACGAAGGTCCTTTGGACGAAAGAAGAACTATAATTTATACTCTTGACTTTTTGATGAAAGTTTCTTTTTATGGACCTCAACAAAACGGTGCTATTATTCGTCAAGTTAATAACAATATTTTCAATATAGGGGCGGGATTGTCCGATAGTGATGTGCTTCTAAATAATATTCAGATTACACCTACACCTTCAAATGTAAGTGTTGACAGCGATTTTGATTTTAACATTAGTTATTTGGATACACCTGCACCATGAGTGATAGCAATGATAATGTAAAAAGTGACTACGAATATTCCCGAGACACTTATTACGAACTAATAGAAAAAGGTCGTGAAGCCATGGACCTGATGATCGAGGTTGCTCGTGAATCAGAGCATCCTCGTGCTTTTGAAGTGCTATCCAATATGATCAAGAATGTATCAGATGTCAATGACAAACTGATGGATCTGAATAAGAAAAACAAAGACATCAATAAAGAAGAAGCGAAGCAGGTTGGCGGCACCACAAATAATCTGTTCATCGGCTCTACAACAGACTTACAAAGACTATTACAGAATGATTCTAAGGTGATTGACGGTGATGCTACAAGAGAAGAATAGCTACCTCGGCAATATCAATGTAAAGCGTGATGGTGTACAAGAAGAATGGACTGAAGAGAAAGTCCGTGAGTACGCCAAGTGCATGCATGATCCTTCTTACTTTGCTCGAACTTACGTTAAGATTATATCACTTGACAGGGGACTTGTCAACTTTAATTTGTACCCTTATCAAGAGAAGATGTTTGATCATTTCAATAGCAACAGATTCTCAATCGTTCTTGCTTGTCGTCAGTCTGGTAAATCCATTTCTTCTGTTGTGTATCTTCTCTGGTACGCAATCTTTCACCCAGAAAAAACTATCGCCGTATTAGCAAACAAAGGCGCAACTGCTAGGGAGATGCTTGCTCGTGTTACATTGGCTCTCGAAAACTTACCGTTCTTTCTTCAGCCCGGGTGTAGAGCCCTCAATAAGGGATCAATTGAGTTTAGTAATAATTCTAGGATCATTGCTGCTGCCACTTCTGGCTCTTCTATCCGGGGAATGTCAGTTAATCTCTTGTTCCTCGACGAGTTCGCTTTCGTGGAACGGGCTACTGAGTTCTATACCTCTACTTATCCCGTAATCTCTTCTGGTAAAGACACGAAGGTCATCGTGACTTCTACAGCTAACGGAATTGGCAATCAGTTTGAGAAAATCTGGACTGGAGCAGTACAAGGGGTAAATGAGTACAAGCCTTTTGAGGTGAACTGGTGGGATGTACCTGGGAGAGACGAAGAGTGGAAGAGACAGACTATTGCAAACACTTCTCAGTTACAGTTCGATCAAGAATTTGGTAACACATTCTTTGGGACAGGGGATACTCTAATTAATGCGGAGACTCTTCTTGCCCTGAGAGCAAAGCCCCCAAAGAAAGTTATGGAAGGTGGGTCTCTTCTGATCTATGAAGAACCTGAAAAATCCCACGAATACATTACACTTGTTGATGTCTCAAAAGGTAGAGGTCAGGATTATTCGACGTTTAACGTCATCGATATCAGCACAACTCCCTTTCGGCAAGTTGCCGTGTATCGGAACAATACTATTTCTCCAATACTCTATCCAAATATTATTTATAAGTACGCTTCTCTTTATAACCAATCTTATGTTGTAATTGAGTCTAACGATCAAGGTACCGTTGTGTGCAATGGGCTGTACTACGATCTAGAGTATGAAAATGTTCATGTCACTAGCGCAATTAAAGCCAACTCAATCGGCATTGAAATGAATCGTAAGACAAAGCGTCTAGGCTGCTCTGCTATCAAAGACATTCTAGAGAACAATAAGCTTGATATCTATGATGAGAGTACAATACTAGAGATCAGCACTTTTGTCTCTAAGGGTCAATCATATGAAGCGTCTGATGGCAACCATGATGACCTGATGATGAATCTCGTGATGTTTGGATATTTTGCCTCTACACAGTTCTTCTCTGATATGACAGATATCAATCTCAAACAAGTTTTGTTTGAACAGAGAATGCAAGAGATTGAGAACGATGTTGTACCTTTTGGTATTATAGACGATGGGTCAGATTATATTGATCAAATAGAAAATGAAAATAAGCATCATGTTGAGTGGCTTCCGTACGAGAGTGAGTGGTGAAAAAAAGTTTTATTATAAATAAAAGAGTTGAATATATTCCGTATTATGAATTCACTTATCATTTGTAAACGAAAGGATAAAAGTCATGGCACTATTCTCACCGTCTGCTTCTCCTGCGGTTACAGTCAGAGAAATTGATCTTACGGCGGTTGCGCCTAATGTTCAAACTTCGACTGGAGCGCTCGCAGGAAACTTTCGTTGGGGTCCGGTAAATGATCGCACACTGGTCGCAGATGAGTCTGGTCTGGTGTCCTCTTTTGCCGCTCCCAACACAACGAATGCTGTAGATTTTCACTCTGCTGCATACTTTCTTAAATATTCTAACTCTCTTTACGTTGTTCGTGGTAACAACGGTGGTGTCAATGCTCACAGTGCTGTAAGCTCTCTTGGAGATTCTGCTGTTGTAGAGAATATTGACGATTGGAACAACAATGTTAAAAGCGCTGTAGGCACAAGCGGCACTCAGACAGGTTCGTTCATCGCCAAGTATCCCGGTACTCTCGGTAACGCTCTCTCTGTTTCGATTTGCCCCGCTGGCGATTCTGCTGGACAAAACAACTTCGCTAACTGGGACTCTGCATATCAAGCAGCATTTGATCGTGCACCCGGAACCAGCTCCTGGGCTAGCGCTCGTGGTGCTTCTAACGACGAAGTTCATGTTGCTGTTATTGACCGCACAGGTGCTTTCTCTGGTACTCCCGGTACGATTCTAGAGACATTCCCGCATCTGTCTGTTGCAAGAGGCGCAGTCTCTCCTGATAACTCTCCCAACTATATCTCGGATGTTCTGAATGATCGTTCTCAGTATATCTGGAATGGTTACTTCGGAGACGACTCTGCATTCGGTTCTGCCTATGGCAACCTCGGAAACAACTGGGGTACGACACCGAATATCGACAGCGCTACTAACTTCGGTTCTAGCGGCTGGTCTCAGAGCATTGCTACCATGAAGCTCAAGGGTGGTGTTGAATCTTCCGCACTTACCACTGGACAGATTCGAACAGCATACGCAGAATTTGCTGATAAAGATGCTGTCACGGTTGACTTCTTGATCGCACCTCAAGTATCGGCTCTTGCCGATGCTACAACGGTCGTTAACGATCTTGTTAGCAAAGCAGTCGCTCGTAAAGATTGTGTTGTTGTGACTTCCCCGCACAGAGCAGGTATTGTTGGTAGTACAGCACCTGTTACGAATGCGGTTTCGTTTTCAAATACTCTTACAAACTCTTCTTATCTGATTGTTGATAACAACTATCTGAAGGTGTTTGATAAGTATAACGATCAGTATATCAACATTCCTGCTGCTTCTAGCACCGCTGGTGTTATGGCTGCTACGGATTTGGTCGCTGCTCCTTGGTTCTCTCCTGCTGGACAAAGACGAGGCAACTACTTGGGTATCACAGATATCGTAGCAAACCCGTCTAAGACAGAAAGAGACACACTGTACAAGGCTTCTGTCAACCCGATTGCTAACATCCCGGGCACTGGCATTATCTTGTTCGGTGATAAAACTCATGAGAACAGACCTTCGGCATTTGACCGAATTAATGTTCGTAGACTCTTCCTCGCACTTGAGCGTTCTATCTCTCTTGCTGGACAAAATGTCATGTTTGAATTCAATGACGAATTCACACGGGCTGAGTTTGTCAATGTGGTAGATCCGCTTCTCCGTGAGATTCAGGGTCGTAGGGGTATCACTGACTATCGCATCGTTTGTGACGAAACAAACAACACGGATGCGGTCATTGATAACAATGAATTCGTGGCAAGTGTCTTCATCAAGCCCGCCCGTTCCATCAACTATGTTACTCTTAACTTTGTTGCTGTAAGAACTGGCGTTGACTTTGAAGAAGTCGTTGGCACGGTTTAAGGTAAGGAGCAACAGAAATGACCTTAAGAGTCGATGAACTAAAAGCAAGACTGTCTGGTGGTGGTGCCCGCCCTAATCTTTTTAGGGCGTTCATCAACTTCCCAGAGTATGTCGGTGGCGACACAGCCACAACATCGTTCCTTTGCAAAGCTGCACAGATGCCTGCTTCTGTGATGGCTGTGATTGAAGTCCCGTTTCGTGGGCGCCAGTTGAAAATCGCTGGTGACCGTACATTTGAAACATGGACTGTCACAATCATCAACGATACAGACTTCAGTGTCCGTAATGCAATGGAGCGTTGGATGAGCGGAATCAATGCGCACAGCGCAAACACTGGTTTCACTAATCCGATTGACTATCAAGCGAACCTGCAGGTTCAGCAACTTGGTAAAGACGAAACTGTCTTGAAGACATATAACTTCGTAGACGCTTTCCCGACCAATGTTGGTGCGATTGACCTGAGCTACGAAACAACAGATGCCATCGAAGAATTCACAGTTGAGTTCCAGTATCAGTACTGGACGACGCTGGATGGTTCTGCTGCTTAAACGTAGTACTAAGTAGAGTGTACGGGTGGTTTATCTGCCCGTACACTTATTTTATGAGATGTTAGGAAAGTAAAATATGGCAGAAAGAGATCCTAGTATCCTGAAATTGTTTGGCTTTGAGATTCGCAGAGCAACCAAACAAGAGCAGGAAAAAGAAAAGCTTCCCTCCATTGTTCCGAAAACGGATGACGATGGTGCTGGGTATGTTACTGCCAGTGGTTCGCACTTTGGTCAATACATTGACATGGAAGGCAATGAAGCCAAAGACAATGCTGAACTGATCAAGAAGTATCGTGGCATTGCAGAGCATCCTGAAGTTGATGCTGCAATTGAAGACATTGTAAATGAGGCAATCACTGCCTACGAATTAAAGTCCTCCGTTGAATTAAATCTGGATAATGTAGAAGCTTCTGATAAAATTAAGAAGCTGATCACAGAAGAGTTTGACGGGATTTGTGGTATGCTCAACTTCAATGAGCATTCTCATGACATCTTCCGTTCTTGGTATGTTGACGGAAGACTCTATCACCATCTTGTGGTGAACGAATCTAATATGAAAGCGGGCATTCAGGAAATTCGTCCTATTGACTCTTCTAAAGTTCGTAAAGTAAAAGAAGTCAAATACAAGAAAGATCAAAAGACTGATGCAAAGATTGTAGACAAAGTAAACGAGTTCTATATTTATCAAGAGAAAGCTGGTGCGAATCAGGGAGTTAAACTGACACCCGATTCCGTCTCGTATGTGACTTCTGGTTTGCTTGACCCTACTCGTAGAAGAGTCGTCTCGTATCTGCACAAAGCTATCAAGCCGATTAACCAGCTGCGGATGATGGAAGACTCGCTGGTTATCTATCGTCTTGCAAGAGCGCCTGAACGCCGTATCTTCTACATTGATGTCGGTAACCTGCCTGCTGGTAAAGCAGAGCAGCATATGAAAGACATCATGGCTCGTTATAGAAACAAGCTGGTCTATGATGCAAAT